CCTCTCATGTATTCAGATAATTCCATATAGTTGACTTGGCCTCTGTATTGACCGAGAATCATTTCGCTTTCAACATTAAAAGAAGGATTAGTAAAGTTTTCGTCCTCTCTTAATTCTTGAGCAAATTCTGAGTGTGTCATTCCGCCCTTGATTTCTTCTAAGAAGAACTTATAGTAAGGGTCGTCTTGTGAAGGAATCTTTGGATTAATTGCTTCTGTTTGGAAATTACTTTTTGTATTAATTAATAGCTCACTGATAGTTGGATATTCATTATTGAAATATTCAAACCTAGGTACTTTATTATCGAAGTAATCTCTTTTCCAAAAGAAATAGAATGAACGTCTACGAATTTGAGGATTACCATGTAGCAATGTCTTTGTCATATAAATCGACATATTATAACCAGCCTCATTAGCAATTTTGAGAAGTTTCTTTCTCATAAATGTACCGACAGTCGTTGCTAGAGCTGGAGCATTCTCTCCCCATAAAACTTTAGGACCAATCTCATTCAAAACAAATTTAGTTGATTTTTCCATCCATTGGTTATTTGGATTGTCTTCGCCATAAGATGAGTGATAACTACTTAAACCAGCACATGGACACACTGAAGATACAACATCAACTTTCTTATATCGCTTAGGTGCATTGTCACCATCAACAACGTGATAAGGAATATCGTGTCCTTGTTCCTTATAATAATTTATCAAATGCTTTTCGTTATTTTCGAACCCACCATAGCTCATAAGATACTCTGGTTTGTTTCCATAAGCTTCATCTGAAGCTAAAATTTCTCCACCGATTAGTGGGATAATACCCGCGTGTTTCATAGTATTGCCTCTAGTTCTTTTCTTTGTACTGACTTATCAAGTGGGTGATTATCATACAAACATTCTTTTTGAGCTTTGCCCAATTTTGCCATTTCTTCTACAGTCATTGCTTCAACACTTGCAAGAGTATTACCTACAAACGCTTCACCATATACTGCACCTTCTTTATCTGAACAAACAAGTATTGACTCAACATCAGCAACTTGTTGAACACGAGATCTCCACCAACCTGAACCAGCATGATAATACTCAGGCATCATACAGCCCCAGTTCTCATTATAGATTTTACACATCTCTGGCTCTTTAACTCGGAATGTTTGAACTCCTTTAGTCATTTTAGTTTCTCGTCTTGGCCCAAAATTCAGTACTGGCCAAGTAGGTTTTTGTTTGTTAAACCATGGCATTGTTTTACTTTGTACAATTGAAGAAAATACCCACTGAAGTTTCTTTTCTTCAGGTGGAATAATAATTGGTTCATCATCAAAGAAACCAAGTAGTCCAATATCTTCGCCATAATTGTTTTCAGGTCTGCGGTTCAAATTATAAGGATTTGGATTGTAGTTAACAATTGGTCCTTTATAATCTAATTTAAATGCGTCGTTGTCACCACCAGCAAATGTACAGAGTACCAACATATTCTGTTTAGCATTTACAATTTGACAGCCTTCAATAAATGTGTCGATATGATTACCGAGTTCATCAAGTGGTGTGTCACCTTTATAAAGGTCTGCTAAGTATTTGTTGGTTCCATAATCTAAGAATGGTTTACCTGTGCTTTTGTGTTCAATGAGATTTTTTTCGTATAAGTCAAATGATACAAATACTTCACGTACTTGCCAATCGTCATTTCCAAGAATTGCGTCAGGCCTTGCTTTAAGCGCATAGAGTGCATCAAAAGCATGGTGACTGAAAGATTTGACGGACGATAGATATACGATTACTTTGTCATAACCACTTAAGTCTTCACCAATAGAAACTGGTCGTTGCTCAATCTCGTGTCCCATATCTTCGAGACAACGAATGAGCGAATAATGTGAGTTAAGGATTTTAAGTTCTTTTCCAAGGAAGTAATCTCTTGTACACTGCTCCTTGTTGAAGCCTGTGATTAAGATTTTCATTATATATTCTCCATATTATACAAAGAAGCTTTGTAGCGAAGCTTCATCAGTATTGTCTATTATAACACATTCTATAGTTTTGTCAACTATATTTTCAATATTTTTCTTCCAAGCTGATAGAGAATGTTTCTCTTTAGTTAGTTCAGATATTTCTAATCTGTCAGCGAAAGAAAGTTTGTTCATTTTTCTTACGATTTCAGCAAGCTCGTCACCTTTGACAGTCGTACGTACTTTCGTAATATGATTATTTATGACCGGTATCAACTCTGATGCGTGTGAGTCTGTTGTGTTTGTCACAAGAATTGTAGGTAATCCATGAGCCAAAGCTTCAAGAGCGGTAATACCCCAAGTTTCAACTGGACAGGTTGATACATAACAACCAGCTTGTGCCATACGAGTCATAGTATTTTCGTAACTTAAGCCACGAACAACTTCGTTTGGATATTCCCAATGTAAGTTATCTTCGTAGTATTTAGCATGCTCGCCATACAACATCTCAGAAACATTTTGAGTCAGTACGATATTATGTAATCCAGAGCCATTCAATTTCTTTGGCATCCAAAATGGATTTTTTGTTTTATCAGTACGACCAACAGTAACTGCATCGTATTCCCTTTCTAAAACTTTTTCGTCACCACTGCTAAATGCTGAGTTAATAAAATCTTCTATTGGTAATGGTTTACTCTCAATACGTTGACTGAGTTTATCCATACCAAGATGTTGGTGTTCAGATACAAAAGCAACTATACCACCCTTAGATTGGAACTCATGCATTTGTTGCATGTGACCAATTTTAGAAATACCACCAGCTCCAGTATGAGTAATCCATAAGATTGGTGTATTAGTTCGTGCTTGTAATCGTGTGGTAAGTGGAGCGTTATCATAATTAACTATGACGACATCTGGTTCATTAGATTCAATTGCTGCTAGGATTTTATCAGTAACTCTTCGTTTCTTACGGTCTTCATCAGTAAAATGTACTGGTACAACATCGTCAAAGTTTTGATAAATTAACTGCGCAAAACGTTCAATACCACCGATAACTACGCTATCAGTAATCTCAATATTGTTACGAGTAAAGTAGGGTAAAAGTATTCTCATAATTTAAGTGCTCATTCACAGTTAACGCTATAGTGTCGTTTATATATTATATTATTTATGAAAAGCTTTGACTGTAGGATAAATCTGTAACTTCCTCAGCATTATATACTGACCATGCAACTCCTGCTTCTAAAAACATTTGACTTGTTTTATCAAACGAATCTTTCCAATTTTCTGGTATTGCTTCAGAAGCCATAACAGTTCTAACACAACCGGTTTGGATAATACCTTTTGCACAATGATGGCAAATTGGTAATCCCCAAACGTATGCAGTTGCACCTTTAAGTGACTGGCCGTGTAGAGTAGCATTGTATATGCCATTCATTTCTGCGTGACTTACAAGCTGATATTTCATTTCTCTATCGTCGTATCGCTCTTGGCTATCTTCAATTCCACGAGGAAAGCCATTGTAACCTGTAGATACAATTCTACGATTGATACAATACACTACACCAACTTGAGTAGAAGGGTCTTTGCTCCAAGTTGAAACTTCCCTTGCTAATCTTAAAAATCTCAAATCCCATTTATCGGGCATTAACTAGTTCCTCAACGAAGTTAAAGTGTCTTTCGTATACATGAAAATTAGATGCGGTCCATATTAGTTGGCCAACTTCAACGTCGAGTTCTCTAGCAAGATTTTTCTGAACATGTTTTGCCCATGCTCTATCGTTGTTATAACCAAAGACTGCATCGTTTGAACGCATGAGATAATGAGAATCAAGTTTACCATTACGAATATAGAATGTATTTGCATAGGTACACATAAAGTCGTTCATACCATCACGAGTAAAATCAACATGCATACTTGGTCGATTATAAATCATTGTTGCTCTACGAGAGTTTGGATTATTTTTTAGCTCTCGTTTGACATTGTGATATTGATAACCGTTTTCTTCTGAATAGATACACCAGCCATAATTAGAATTAATCTGACCTTCGGTTGAAGCGATTGATTTCCAAATTTGTGGTGTTTCACCAGGAATATCATTAACGTTTAACGATTGCATTTCATACCATCGTAGTTCACGTTCAATATACTCATAAGCTGGTTTACGAACAATATAGTCTTCGTCAGCATAAAATGTTGCACCGATGATTTCAATTGTCTTAGCACCAGTTCTGTCGATGACGAAATCTTCGTCAAGATATTTGTCGATGATAAGTTGTCTGATATTATCGACTTTTAGCATTAGATTGTCTCCAATAAGGCTTCCATATCTTCTACTTCAGCAACTACTGAATTGATATTTTGTTTGTGAAAAACTCTTGCAGCTTTTCGAAGTGTTGCTTTTGGAATATCAACATCATCTGCTAGAGCATCAATTGCTTCTTTTTGAAAAGAGCGTTCTGCTTCCATTCTAACATATGAGTTGCTGATTTCTTCAAATGCACCACGGATACGTTTTTTGTCTTCGTCACTAGACGGGATAATAATATTACTCATCTCTGTTTCTCCTGTTAAATACATCAGTTCTAGGGTCTTGGCCCGGAATCATATGTCTTGCATATGCAACAAAGAAACTAGAATAGTTAATTAAATCTTTTGCTGAATCTTCAAGCGATTCAAAGTTGGGTTCGTAATCATCAGATTGCATGGCCTCCATGACAGATTTCATGCGGAGCATCTTAGCGTGCATGATGTCATGGATAGTGGTTAGGCCATTGGGGTAATAGTCTGCTTGGGAAACAGACGAGTTGGGATTCTGATAATCACGAGATTTTTGTTCTTGTAATTCAATACATTCTTTTAGAACATTTACTGATTCTCGGGACATAGTTTTCACCTTTTTCATAATTTAGATTGTTATTATAACACATTACTGTGTATTTGTCAACTACTTTATACAACTTTTGGTGCAGCTGGTTTAACAAAATGGTTAGTCACGTTTAAGAGCTTATCTTCAGCTTCAGCAAGTTTTCCTAACTCAGCGTCTAGTGTTTCAATAACACCAGGATGTTCTGCGACACCTACGCCATTTTCAAGCATAACATTAATGTTTACTTTATACTCAGCGATTTGAGCTTGGTATTTAGCAACAAGTGCTTCAATAAGTGGTTCTCTCATTTCTTTCATAATATACTCCTATAAATCTGAAAATTTGCCGTGATTACCTTCATGCGAAGGTGGGTACCAATCAGCCGGCTTAATTAAATCTGGTACTCCAAGTGGATTAGGGCGAGATGGTTTTTTACCTACCTCTTTGTTCATATTAGCTTTAAGAACTTCGTCCCAAGCTTTATAAGGGTCAACACCAAAGGCGTCGAGTGTGCCGATAGCAACAACACAAAGGTCGATAAGACCATCAACAATTTCTTCTGCATCATTTTCAGATACAGCTTTACGAGTTTCTTCTAACTCCTCATTGAGAAAGTCAACACGAAACTCAAGAAACTTTTTCAGTTTCTCTGGATTATTTTCAACCCATTGTCTTGTTAGATATTTACCTTGCATTAAGTGAATATCTTCTACCCAGTTTTTACTCATTAGGCATTCCTTGTTGAATGTATACACCGATGGTACCAATTTGACCATCTGTTAAACTTTTAGCTGTGGGCCACATCATTGGAGATTGTGGTCCTACAGTTTCACCTGCTTTATAAGCAAGTAGCTTTGTAATAATGTCATCAGCTGATTGTCCTGCAAGTTTAGGACCAATACCACCTTGACCTTGTGGACCATGACATGCTGCACATGTAGTCCAAACTTGTCTAATATCTTTGAAGCTATCAAGATTGTCTTCTGCTGCTGAGTTTGCTGATATTACTAATGCTATCGCAATAATTAAATATTTCATGAGTTTAGTCTCGTTTCTAGTTCAGTGTAACCTCCGATACTTTCGCCATCAACTTGAATTTGTGGAAATGTTCGAGCTGTCGGAAAAGTATTAAAGAATTCTTCAGTAGTGTAGTCATCGCCCATATTGAGGTATTTGTACTCTACACCTTTTTGTTCACATAAGGTTTTTGCCATTACACAATAACCACATGCTGGTTTACCATATATCGTTACCATAGTTTCTCCTATACTAATTTAAGTCCACCACCCGAGTCAGGTAACGCGATACCTGATGTGGCTTCAATAACTTGTCTTTTTAATTCATCAGCAGGTTCTAATTGGAACATAACGTGTTGTTCACCAATAACAACTGGTCCACGTTTTGCATAAGGTACGAATGGAACCATTCCAATTTTACCTTCACCTGCAGGCACCAACAGAATAGCGTCTGTTAGTGTATAGAATCCTTTATCATAACTGACTTCAGCAACGACTTCTTCACCCGTTACTAGTCTTACGATTTGTACATCTTTCATAATTTTTCTCCATTGTAAGGCATATTATATCACATTTAGATTGATTTGTCAACTAAAAAATAAATCTAGTGTGTCTTGTTTCTCGGTAGTCCAGCCGAGAGGTTGAATAATGTTTTCGATTGGACTAAGGAAAACTTTTTCAAATTGTTTTTCGTAATCAATATACTTTTCGAGTCCGAGCTCTGGTGGAAGTACATTAGGGAACGATACAACATTTTCACGTATTGGATTAGGAACACGTAGATAAACGAATTTGATTTTATCACCTGATTGTACAGGTTCATATCGTTTAGTTAAACCTTTTTCTTTAAGATAGTGATTGAATAAGATACAGCCACGAACATGTATTGGACAACCTTTCTTGTAAAGAGTTGCTCTGTTCGTATATTTATTGATGTTGTCTGTACCAGAGTTTCTGCCGACAGCTTCAGCTGGTAGTTTGTAAAACTCTTGTCGGAAGTCTTCGATAAACTTTTGAGTTTGTTCTTCACCTTCGTTTAGAATCACACTGAAAATTTCACGCATCTTATCACGGCAGACTTCAGGTGTCGATGAACGAACAGACTCGAGACCGGTTACAGAGATTTTAGGCTTTTCGTAATGTACACCTTCTGAGTTCAGTGTATTAAGAATGTATCTCTTTTTAGCAATGAAGATTGCGCGGTCGTTAATTTTCTCTCGTTTCATTACCATCGCGTTTCGATAGGCACCCATGTCGGATGCAAGCTTTTCGTAACCTTGTTCGATGATTTCTTCAATCTTAGTTTGGCATACTTTATCGAGAAACTCTTCTCCAGTTTTGCGGTCGATATCAGTCGTACCATAGACCTTTTCGATAAGGTCTGCGAAGTTAACATAGATTGAGTCGGTGTCGATATAGATAATGTAGTCTTTGTCTTTTGTTTTCAATACCTTATTCAGATAGTCGTTAACAGACTTTTGAGCATATCGTATCGAGAGCTGACCAGATGTCGTAATAGCTTCTGCCATTTCTCCAATATAGTACAAGAAGTAAATATTAGCTGTGGCTCCGTAAAGTGAGTTCATCGAAATTTTGATAGCCATCTGAGAATTGTGTAATTGGTTGGCTTCAGTTTTCAGTCGTTTCTTTTCAACAGGGTCTGTTTCAACTTCAAGCTGTTGTTCGACTGCAAGCATTTGCTTTTTAACCAGAGCACGATTGTTATAGTACTCGTCAATAATCTCTGGAATGATACCAAGCTTTTCGTTACTGAAACAAAC